CATTACGAAATTTCGTTCTGTGCAGTCTCACCTGCGTAATTGTTCTTTTGATCTTGAATATGACAGGAATGCTCTCAGGACCGACCGCAAGGTCGACCGTCGAGCACTCATACTTGAACGAGTTAGGACTGGTTGTGCGTACATACTAGATGACCTTGACGAAAGTCGTTGGTTTCAAGCGTGTAAGCACGGGCCTGGCTCCTCAATCGGAGTCAAGTTCCAGGACAGTTCGAATAGCGCTAAATGGGTATTACCCATAACCGTTACTTCGGACTGTCTACCAATAATGATACGTTACCTTGAATGGGACACTACTCTGTTAGCGATGCTACAGAGAGAGAATCCCGATCATTGCTTCCGCAATCTTCGGGAACTATTCAAGGTTGTAGATGGGTCTAAACTCACCACGGTACCCAAAGACGAAACTATCGACAGGTGTATCGCCATCGAACCTACTGCTAATATGTTTTTGCAGCAAGGTCTAGGTGTATACATTGTCGAGAAGTTATCGGAATTTGGTGTCGACTTACTAAATCTTCAACATCGCCATCGTGAGATGGCGCTCATATCGTCTGTAACTAGAAAACTAGCTACTATCGATTGGAGTTCTGCATCAGATTGTGTGGCATTCGAAGTTGTAAAATTTTGTTTACCTCCTATATGGTTCAGTGTGTTGGACACCTGTCGTAGTAAAACTATCCAGGTGGATGGTGTTGTAGAAAATTTCCCTTGTTTTTCCACAATGGGTAATGCTACCACCTTCGTTTTAGAAACTCTGATATTCCTAACCGTTGGTATGGCTATCACCGATAATCATCCACGTTCCCTCCTCCCGAATTGGGAGAATTTAAAGAACGTGTCTGTGTTCGGCGACGACTGTATTATCGGTTCTGAATATGCATCTGAATTTATTTCAGTGCTCAGGTCACTTGGTTTCATTGTCAACGAAAAGAAGACATTTATTGAAACCGGTAACCCTTTCAGAGAGTCGTGCGGCGGCGATTACTTTCGCGGTCGTAACGTGAGGCCCTATTTCTTTAGGGCCCCCCGGAGCACGTCTCCGTCAAATCTGCGCGCTTGGCTCTATAAAGTGTGGAATGGTGTTTTTCAAATGCTCAGTTCGAGCATTGGACACCTCTCTCTACCATATACCCAGACCCTGCAGTATTTGGCTGATTTGTGCTCTCGAACTTTTGATACTCAATATCGAGTACCTAGTTCGGACCCTGACGATTCTGGCCTTAAGTTCTTCGGTGACTATTGTCGTTTTAAGTTTTTGTTCCCTAAACGTTTAACCAAGTTCAAAAGAACGAGGCGCGACGTCCATGGGACAATCTCTTATAGCAGGCTTTTAAGTCTGCCCGACAAAACTGGGTATTACTCTGAAAATTTGGAGTATGCCCGCGTCCTGAAAAACCATAAGACCATCTATCGCCCTGGCTTCTTCATTCAGAAGGATGACCAGTCTGAAGTACTACATTTTAGTGTACTAAAGAGGGTGGTGGGTTACGTGGTGTGCGAAGCGACTACCTGTCACTTCGCTAGTTCTCTGGAGTTCTAGTAATAGAGCTCCAGTTCTGTAAGGCTACGAAGTATTCCTTGGTTTAATCAACTTCCAGTTGAGAAAACCTCACCCAGGTATATCCATTAGATCGGATACCCCTGGAGCCTTCAGTGGAACGGGTAGAACTGCGCAGCAGTTCTACACCAAAAAAAAAA